TTCAATCATGGCATCACCTGGAGGCTTGCCAAACTTCGCGGTGTAGTCTTTGACGATTGGGGCTTTGTCTTCATCGGTAATTGGGATTTGATACACCGGAGTGTTGGCGTCAAACCCGAACCATCCACCACCCTTGATGGTCTGGGATCTCATGAGATTCTTGCCCATCTCGAGGATTTCCTCGGGCTTGGGCATTTTCTTGTTATCACTTTGATACTGAATCAATTCAGATTGAAGAGCCCCGCGAAGGGCATGGTAGTTGTCGGGGCTACCAGTCTTTGTAATACCAGCATTAAACATCTCTTGGTTGAGGATACCAAGGGCCCTACTGACACGGGGATCCGCGGCGATATTGGCTTCGCCTGCCTTTAGCTTCTGGCTTTGCAGGTTCAAAAGCTGGCTTCGCTGAGCGTAGGTCATCTTGGTTTCGTTGGCCCAATCATGTGACATGAACTCAGCTTGCTGTTCTTGAGAACCGGTATTGGCCCGATCGATAGCGGCATGATGCAGAGCTAGGTTTTCCGAGGACGGAGCGATATGTGGTGCCGTGGCGTTATGCTCAAGGGTTTTGAGAAAGCTCATCTGGAGCTTGGGGTTGCGGGATATTGCATCCCATGCCGGGCCAACCTGTGGGTCTACCAAGAGGAGTTGTTCCACAGTGGTAGGGCGTAGGCCTTCTTGGTTGGCCTTCATCATAGCTTGGCCGATGGTCCGAACGTTCATGTTATCAGAGTCAGTTTCAATTGCGTTGACACGATTGTAGTCGATAGTGATCTGTTCACGGATGAAGTCTTTTAGAAGGGGGTCTGCTACTATGGCAGACTTGAGCCGCGGATCGGACTCAGCCATCTTCATTCCACGGTCGATATAGTCCTGTACCGGAACGTTAGTCTCTTCACCACTACGCCTATCCCCCATAACAGTGTCGGAGACGACTCGGGAGCCTTGAAGACGGAGTTGGGTTTGAATTGTGTTGTCAACCTTCTGAGCATCTTCAGGAAGCAGATCCTTGGACTTCGCAGCTTGTTCAGCCATCTGCTGAGCGCCAAAGACATCTTTCTTGGAGAGAGCAACAGCACGCTTAGCAATGGTCTGAGAGACCTTTTGCTTTGAAGTCTCTTCGGTTTGTTCTGGTAGCCAACCGGAGTTTTCGCCTTGGCGTTGAATCTCACTCTTGATGGCCTGCTTGCCACGTTGATAGGTCACATCGTCAGTGGGGGAAGCTTCTATGGCTTCTTGCGTAGCTTGGACCCGAGCCGTGGAAGCGTTGTTCGAGGCAACCTTTGATTGCTGGGCCGCGTGGCCCGCAGCGTTGAAGATTGTACGGCCCATGAACGATAAGGAAGATCCATCAAACATCTTCTGGGCCATTGGGTTGCTGAGACCGCCACGGGTCTTTACCCGAAGGTCTTGAAGTTCTTGGATGTGCGCCTGTAGGGCTTCAGGCGAAGCTTGGTTACCTTCTTTGGCGTTGAATTTAGCATGAAGCATCCCCGCCTTCATCATATAATCCGCGTCAGCAGATTTCGCCTCCGTTTCATTCTGGAGGTTCTGCATGTTCATCGCTTGCGCCCAGATCTTATCGCTGGCGCCTTCTATGTCATGGCCGAGGCCGGAGAGGGCGTGGCCTACTGCACCACCAAAAGCATCGGTAGGCACAGCCAGATTGACATCAGGGGTTCCACCCAGCGAAGGGGTTTGATCAGGGACTAAACCAGGTACTTGAGGCATTATCCAAATGCTCCTACGCTCTTACCTTGCATCCACTTTCCCGCAACGTTCCCGGCTCCAGAGATAAAGGAACCCATCATGCCGAGGAAGCCAGCTTCTTCGCTTTGATCCGCGGCCATTTTATCTAGATTGGCTTCGGCCACGTCCGTAGTGGCTTTCGTTTCGTAGCCGTAGGCAGTCTTAGCTGCATCCCAACGGATGACGTTTTGGTCATACTGCGCTACGTCGCTTTGGCTCTCACGGACCCTTTCGTTCGAGCCGGAGTTGACGTCAAAGCCTGACGCGGATTGGACGACCTTGGTGGAAGCTATGGCTTCACGTGACTTAAGCCCTTCAACCTCGGCCTTGACGCCTCCAGCTTGAGTGGCCCAGGAGGCGTTTTGTTCGTTGATCTGTTTGTTCAAGAGGGCCACGCCAGCTTTATAGCGGTAGGCTGCGGCGTTGGCTTGGCCTGACTTCTCAGCACCAATGCCAGAGATGGCTGCCCCGCCAGCAGTAGCAGCCATACTGCCAATAGCTATGGCAGAGATTGGATCTACCATCAAGCGCTCCTATTAATAACAAAAGGCCGCAAGCCATTAACAGGAGGCTCGAACTCCGCGCCAAGCCAATGAAGCCAACGTTGGGCTGCACCATTTTCAAGCCTGCATTGACCTGTAATCGAAGTGTAGCGTTCAAGGAACTTTTTTACTTGCAATTGAGAGTGGCGAACAAAGAGGAATTGATGCGGGACTTTGCCTGATGCCCACATCCAAATGTAGGCTTGATTGGAAAGGAATGAAGGTGGGATAAGGCCCCAACAACAAACGAAGTGTCCATCGACATAGCCAATCCAGACCTCACCTAACCGCTGTGATTGATCAAGTATTTCCATTTCACGATCGGAGAGAATCTTGCCGAATTCAGCCAGGATTATTTCCGAAAGGGGGTCTTCTAGCTTTGAGACAATGGTTGTCATTTCCCTGTATCACCAAGTTCGATCTCTGGAATCACACCAAGAATGGAGGCGGGGTAGGGATTTGGTTGTTGGATGTAATACTGACCGAAGACATCCCATTGCGGATCTACGATAGTACGAACATCACCAGTGACGAGGCCTGAGACGATCTGGTTGGACATGGTTCCAACATTGCCAAGTACAAGGTCTTGCATTGGGACGCCTGTATCTAAGTTACGCCCAGTGGTTAGACCAAGAGTGTTACGGACCCGAAGGGTGACGGCAGAGACCTTCTTCCGCTTGCCTTGAACGGTGGGCTCTCCAAGATCAAGAGGGAGAGTGCCAAGTTGTGGAAGAAAGGAAAGGCCTACGGTGACAATTGAAGCATTGGGGATAGTGGTTAGGCCTGAAGTGCCACCAATGCCAAATTGGAATATGCCATTAACAGGCATGGTAAAGTTAATGACGGCTCCATCGGCAAGGCCTGTAACAGCCTTACCTCCTAAGTGTTGAGCACCACTAAAAATAGTCGCAGCTGCACCATTGTATCCAATTCCTGCGTCAACCTGCCAAGAGGATTGATAATTACTCGGGAAGGTCAATTCAACAAATCGTTCGATGTAGTTCATGGTCACGCCTTGAACTTGACGCTGGACCACATGATAAACAGCATCAACGTTGCCAATTATGGGAGTGGATTCAGTAATTGTGGCAATACCTTGAAATAAACCTTGTGTGTCAGAATGTGTCCAAGCAACAATCTCCAAATCCTTAAGGAATGTAAGGCATAGAAGCTGACCATCATTGCGCACGGCCCAGACGAGTTTGAACGGCTCTTCAGCCCAAGCCCATTGAATAATGCTGAAGCCATAGAAGAGATGGTTGGATAGGATAGAAATGTCCGCGCCTGTGTAGACATTGGTGTAGAAGTTGTACACAAGGTTGCGGACGATTGACTGCTTGGCTTGGACGTAGAGAATGTCTGAGGAAGCTACGATTGGTTGCAGTGGCGAAGAGCCATTATAGGCTTGCGGGTTGGCCACAAGCAAAGTGGCACTAAAGGGTGATCCGGTAGAACCACCATTGACGAGCCAAGCGAGCTTGTCACCGAAGACGATGAGGCCTGCTGGCATTGGGATCATGGCTTGGATTGTGTTTAACTGTCCGGCAACTAAAGTCTGTTGGATTGCGTCATCTGGAACTAAAGGACTGCTGATGTTGAAATTGAATGGCGCGCCGGGTTGAGAAGCATTGATCTGACCTGGGGAGCTTACAGGCCCAGCAAGAATAAGGCGTTGATTGGCCATGGCTGGAACGGTTGGGTTACCCACAGAAGCAGTACCAAGAGTAGTGAACCCTGCGCCACCACCACTGCCGGCGCCGAAGAATGAGACTGCGGGGGCCACGAGATATCCAGAACCGGGACTTTGTAGTTGTAAGGTGTTAATAGTCCAGCCAAGATTAAACGCCCCGCCAGAACCGTGGAGACTGTTGGTTGTTCCGGTTACACCGTTTATTGGAGGCGTGCCGGAGGTGACAAGTCCGCCGTAGTTCAAGACAATGCTGGTGATCGCACCAAATATATCAACGGCGGTAACAGTTATGATAACACCGAGAGGTAAGGTTATAATATCGCCAGGGGTATATCTGGAACCTGGAGTTTGTATCACAGCAATATTGCAGGTCAAGTAACAAAACGCCGTTGCTGTTGTGCCTCCTGCCGGTGGTGCGGCAAGCGCGACCTGTGGCACGTTAGTGTAGTTCCCGCCCGCGGTTAGGGTTATAGTCTTAACGCCTGAGCCAGAGAATGGACTTTGTGGAATTGGTGCTCCCAAGCTGAAATCTGGAGAGATGTTACTATCCGAGAAATTGTTGGCGGTTACATTACCGACAAAACCATATAAAGCACCGGCTCCAACTGGAGAGGTATATGACTGTAAGGCCTTGTATACGTTATAACTAGATGCCGCGGTGACTGCGTTCCAGCCAAGGAATATAGTACCTGCGACACTACGCAAGTCTGCAAGCCCACCGAAGAATATCGGTGTGGATGGTGCACTTTCTTGTCCATTTAAATCTACTGCGGTTACGAGATAGGAGTAATTAACAGATCCTGCCGTAAGCGCTGCGGAGAAGATGAGGCCGGTAGGCGCGACGATTGTAGGACCGATTACCATCGGAGCTAAAGTCCAATTGGCCGCGGCGATTAGAGTCAGGACATAAGGTGGATAGTTTGGATGGCAGAGGTAGAGTTGATTTACGTTCTGGGTGTAGCGGATGCCGAAGACTTCCGAGGCTTGGTAAGGGGAAACGATGGTGTAGATTCGTTGGGCTATGCCGTCGGAGACATAGGTACCATAAGCAGTAGTGTTGATAACATTGCCGAAGAGATCGGTAAGGGTAAAGGTGTTGGCGGTTGCGCCAGCGACGATGAAGGTATTGCCGTTGAGTAAGACCATTCCCACAACGCCTGAGATGACTATCCAATCACCGTTGGAGTAGCCATGAGCGGTAGAGGTTATAACTCCGGGGTTGGCTTGAGTTATAGCTGTGATGGTCTTGCCGGCTTCAAGGACTGGCGCGCCATTGTTGAAGAATCGAACGTAGCCTTGGCCAAATTCAAGCAGATAGGAGACGGTGAATGAGGCTTGGAAGGGGATAGGACGGACAACTCCGTTAGATTTACACGTGGCGATGTACTTCGTACCGGGTCGAGTTGTAGCTCCACCCCGAGTGTCCACAAAGAAATTGCGCAGCAAGGTCGCACCAGAGTGGTACTGCTTCAGGTTGACCTGAGCGTAGAGTGAAGGGGACCACTCACCAGAGTTGAAGGAGGTTTGGATTACGTTGTCACTCATGAGAACCCAGGCCAGATGGCTCCCCAGTTGAAGCCGGTGTTGTAGGGACCGGAGTAGTCTTCGACAAAGTCTATGCCACGGATGCGTAGCCAGTCAGGGGTGACGTCGTTGACCTTTAGGCCTTCGTTGGCGTCGGTACCACGGGCTTCGATTACCATGGCGTTAGCTTCGGCTATTTTGGAGTTCGCGAGTGATTTATCTCCACTAAGGGCGATGCAGAGACGGGCACCAACGATCAAGGAGAGAGCCTCGACGAAGTCATCATCGAAGACGTTTTCGTCAGAGATGTCTTTGATATAATTGCCGATGGCGAATTCTTGGTTTGTCAGTATCACTCGTTGATCAGACGCAGTCGATGCTTGAGTGAGGTTGAATATCGCGCCGGTGCCAACACCAGAGGTTGTGCTTTGTGCAACTGGATTGGTTTGAACCGTGAAGTAGCTACCACCAATTGGGACGGCCGATCCTTTGAGGACATTAACAACGCTAACAGTAGCAACAGCACCACCACCACCGAGCGTAAGCACCGTGAGAACCACCGGGGCTCCAACAGGAGCGGTTCCCTGAGGTGCTTGAGGTAGAGTGATAGTGTCTCCGATGGCATAGCCTGAGCCTCCTGCTGCGATGGACGCGGATAGGACACCGAAGAATTGATCCACACCGATGGTGTATTTGACCGGTGGGCCTTGCCAGAAGGTAGGGCTACCGCCGGTTACGGCTGTTGTGATAGGGACGCCGGAGGCAAAGCCGGTTGCGGTTTGGGGAGTGACCCAGCACATGCGGAGGCAGTCAACGGGGTATTGGTATTCATAGGCCCAAGGTGGGGCCGGTTGGCCCTTCACCCAGAGTTGCGTGGAGGGGGAAGTGTTCTCGGGGGTGCCGGGAACGGAGGAGATGAAGTTTAGGTTTGCAGTGTTGAACGCACAGGCCCATGGTGCCATCCGGAGGAGGCGGCGCCGGAAGGGGACGTAGATGATGTTGAATTGAATGGCTTCGTTTGAGGAGTTAGCCACCAATTGCGCTGCGGTTACATTGGTCCGCGATCCAAAGGTTTGGAGGGAGCGGTTGACCATGTCGACCTGTGCGGTCATTTAGTATCTCCCTTGAGATCCACAGCAGCCGTGGTTGGTGCCACCGATGCCAGGCGAGCCGGAGTGGGAACCGCCCATATCAGGGCCATTCTCGGTACCATGGTTAGTTCCATGAAGGCCCGGGGACTTTGGATCGTTGATGTTCTTTGGACCTTGTGGTGCTTGGTAATTCCGAACGTCTTTAGTGTCACCCGGGAGAACGCCACCGCAGGACACTCCGGAGGCTTGAGGCTGGCGGGAATTGGGGCCGAAGCCCCCAAGGATGTCGCGGGCCATTAGAGTCTCCTTATAGGGTTGGTTGGTACAGGACCGCCATCATCTTCAAGTTCAGGTTCAACATCATCAAGCCCCTTTGGATCTGTATCAACTAAAGGTTCAGGCTTGGCCGTCTCCTCAGCCATGTCTTGAAGGGCCTTCATTGCCGCATCCGCGAGGGGTTTAAGCCGTGGATGGCCCATGGCTTTTTCGTGGATTTGCAACAGAGCCGCGATTTCGTTCAGATCATGCCGCATCAGTGTTCTCCCTGTGAGCCGTTCTTGTGACGCTTCGAGCCGATACCGGGGGCCATGTAGCCGCGGCCGCCTGACCACGGGGTGGCTTGAAAAGTGAAGTCCCCAGTGTCGGTGGAGTGGTTGCCGACCTTTTCGCCAAGATAGGAAACGGCTCCGGGGTTTACGATCTTGGACCTTGGCTCGACTTTGTTGGCGTAAGAGCCTGAGATAGATGCTTTGCCTTGTTTCATATTCCATTCTCCTTTGGTTTCGATAGTTGCCTCGTGTGGTCCCACCGATTTAGTGGGTCTTCTGCCATTCCTCGGCGGACCTTTTCAAATACGCCTCCATCGAGATGGGCCTCTTCGAGAAGTTGGCGATAGCGATCATCACAGCGTTCTAGCTCTGCCATTACATGGCGGGGAACTGGAAGGCCTCGTTCTTCATAGAGATGGGCTATGTCATGAACGTCGTGCATGTACATAATGAACCGGCGCATCTTTTCCGAGACTTCGGATTCGGCATCCCGCATGTAGGTGACGACGGTGGTTAGCATCTCCCGGACGAGTTTTATATTAGCATCGATACGCTTGAGGTAGACCTCGGCGGAGTGATCTGGTTCAATCATTTGTGATCTTTCTTTATTGATTTGTATACTCAGTGATGAAGACAATACCGGCGCCTCCAGCTCCGCCCGTTGCCGCACCGCTACCATTCCATGTCACACCGCCTTCACCACCAGCCCCATAGTTTCCACCGGCAGAGCCAGCTGCGCTACTAACTCTAGTATATGAATTCAATCCTCCACCCCACGGACCATGGGCTCTTCCAGAGCTTGTTACTCCTATTGTGGTGATTCCTTGATTGGCACCTGGAGCGCCATCATTCCCGACAGGGGTAAGATCTCCTGTACCAGCCGCACCCCCTGCTCCGCCTGCACCTGATGCTGCGCCACTCCCACCCACACCACCCTTACCAACACATAAGGTACCAACGGACGTATCCGTAGCGGTGCCTCCGGCTGTTCCTGTATTGGCGCCACCTGCACCAACAGTTCCGATGGTGACTGTCTTCGATGCGCCTATTGTGGCCGCAGATACTGTAATCCGGGAAATGCCACCACTCCCTCCGCCACCAGCCGAGCTTCCCGTTCCGGCACTACCATTGGCGATTCCACCACCTCCTCCGCCAGGACCAACACATTCAATAGTTGCATATACGATCCCGGTTGATGGAGTGTAAGTGCCAGAAGCAGTGAACTTTTGAATCTTAACAACTGCAATGGTCGGACATGTTCCGGTGGTGGTGATTACAGTAGCACCACAAGTGATTGAAGTAACAGTGCCTGAGCCGGAAGCTGTTATCCAATTTGGAGTACCTGTGGAGTTCTCAGATAGGACCTGAGTACCGGAATTGTTACCAGCAAGTGTGACCCAGCCTGCACCATTCCAATAAGCTACATCTCCAGCCCTGGTAGGGGTAGGGAAGATGTTGTTGGTACAGCCGGCTTGAGTTGTGGCGTTGCAACCGCCGTTGGCATAGGGAAGAGTACCACCCACACCACCGTTACCTGAAGCTGCGAGATTGATCTGCGCCAGTTGTGTGCCAGCAATAGTGCCTGAGTTGATTTCAGAGCCGGCAATGGATTTATTGGTTATAGTTTGGGAGTCGGTGGTACCGACTAGGAGGCCAGAGGCCGGGAAGGTTTGGGTGGTTCCACTGATTTGAAAGGTTGAAGTGAAGTTGGCAAGGCCGTTGTATGTTGCAGTACCTGACCAAGTCTGTGCCGCGGCGAGGATGGTGCCGGTGAAGGTTGGACCGACAGAAAGTACAGCATTGCCTGCTGTACCGGTGATTGGATATTCACCGGCGATGCCAGCATTGTCGAATAGAACACGCCCAGAAACACCACCAGTTATTGTGGAAGTACCAATGGTGAAGCCCACGGCTGAGGCGCCACAGGTTGGATCGGCTGTTGGGCCAGTGAGCCAAACAGGGACTTGACCAGAGGCACAAGGACCTATAAATTTGAAACCGACCACACCAGGCCCAGCACCAACAGCCATAGCATGATTGGGGATGTCTTGAGCTGCTGCACAGGAAGCCCAGAGTGTGAATGCAAGTGCGAGAGTTTTCTTCATCCTGAAAACCAACCTGAGAGATCGTTAAGGGGGTATAATCGCAGAAGCTGACGATTCTGGACTATGGTGAATGGCTGAGCGAGTAGGTCAATTGCCTGGGTACCGAATGGCGCCACGGAGATAGGGAATGCTGCTGCGTTACCGCCAAGGTCTTTAATCCATATCGCCCGCTCGAAGGCAGTTGCGAGGTTATACGCAGACTCAAGAACCCATTTGGTAACATCAGGAAGATTGATCGTTACTGACCCTGCCACGTTGATGAAGACTATCTGTGCCCCACCAATAAGACTGACTGTTCCGCCGACGGTGATCACTTGGCTGGGCTGAATCTGCATGTGGACCCAGCCAAGTGTTGGCCCGAGGTAGACCCTTGTGGCTTGAAAGGAGTTGCCTCCTTTGTCTAAGTCTAGCTGGGCGTTCAGGCTTTGGACCATTATTAGATCCTCCGTGAGGTCATGCGGTTCTGAGCCTTTTTCTCGGATATGGCCTGACGTGCCTCTTCTATAAGAGCAGCTTCGTTAAGCTCGTCCACTGTTGGCTCTACGTCTTCAAGAGGCTCTTCCTCGTCGATGACCTGTGACGAGGGGATTCTCTCCTCGTCGTATAGATGGGCCTTTTGTTCCATACCGGCATCTGGCAAAGCTACACTCTTCCCTGCTAACGCAGCAAGGATCTGTTGGTTCTGGCCCATCATCGCCAACATGGTTTCCATGAACTTATCAAGACTGGGGGTGACTGGAGCTAACTCTCGGGCGACCTTGAGTTCGGCCATTTGTTCGATTAAGGAATCGCCGAGCCTGGCGTAGAAGCTCTGACGTTGAGAGTCCTCGTCGATGCCTTGGGTTGGGGTCCAGCTGAACTTGCCTGAAATCTCTTCGGCTTCGGCATCGAGTGGTAGCATTCCTGGGGTGGGATTGCCTTCGAAGACGATGTCATTAGGGATGCCCTTGCCTTCCCAACAAACATGGATCTCACCGTCCATACCGTTCAGCTTAACGTTCCAATCGTCTTCGACTCGTGGGTCGAGATATCGGGGGACTTTGTACATCTTCCGGACGAGTTTGCCGGTGCGGCTGTCGGTGGTTGTGTGTTCCCAACGTTCAGTCGGGACGGCGAGGTAGTGAGGTTCGGTTAATCTCCATCGTGCCATTTTAGTTCTCCTTTATAAACTTACACCGGTGAGGGTGCGTTGGATGAGGGTTGCAGCTGCGGGAGTGGGAAGATAGAGGACGGCGGAGGGTTGTGATGAAATAGTAGTTGGAGTGTCTTGTGGAATATTAAAGCTTAATACCCACATGGTAGAGATGAATGGAATGGGTTGGTGTTGGATGAAGAAAGCGTTTTGCGATTGACCAGTCCAGAGTGATGGGTCGTCATAACCAAAGCGCCAGGCAGGAATGGTGAATGGGTTGTGTGGGACGGTTGAGATAGTTAGTGGAACTGAACGGATGCCACCACTCCAGCCCGGAGGTTCATCGTAGCCGGGCTGGAAGAGGGGTGAGAATGGAAAGGCTTGAACGGTTAATAATGGCTGATCGCGTGGGGGATTCCAAGACCACACTGCAGGGTCATCGTAGTTGTCGGCGAAGGATGAACCCGCGGTGTAGGGGACTAGCTGAAGTGCAATGAGACTCGGCGCTTGCCATTGCCATCCAGAAGTGTCGTCGAAGTTGTAGTTCCAACGCTGAGCGATGGTTGGGGCACCAGCCGCAGGGATCAGGTTGCGCTGGTAGGTTAGTTGCCAAGCCGAGGAATCATCGTAGTCGTAATTCCAATGTTTGGTAGGGGGCTTTCCACCAACCGTGAAGAATGGAATTGTCGATGAGTCTTGTGGTGCCCCCGACCAGACTGCTGAGTCATCGTTGTTGAACCGCCAAGTGTAGTTGACGAAAGGCGATACAGATGGGAACAATGCTGCAAGGTTGCGGTTGGTCCAAGGGAACCAAGCGGAGAAGTCATCGTTGTCAAAGCCCCGAAGGCGGGTGAAGGGTTTGCTGCTGAGGATTGGAACGAGGAGTTTGCTAGTGGTTGGAGCTCCAGACCACACAGGAGGATCGTCGTAGCCGAAGAGCCACTCGCGGGAACGGACTTGGCCAGCGGCGGTAAGGAGTGGGTGGAGCACGGCGCTGTCAATGGGGGTGGCGTACCAAACGGTTTCGCCAGAGTCGTAGTCATAACGCCATTGCTTCGCCGGCACTTGGCCACCCTGACCAAACATCTTTTGCTTTGTAAGGAACTCTAGGATGGTGGATGGGACAGGGGCAGCGTACCAGAGTGATGGGTCGTCATAGGTGTAGAACTGTGCCCAACGTTTGGTAGGGGCCTGACCACCGGCGCCGAAGAACTTCTGCTTCGTGAGGAATGGTATGATAGGAGAGCGCACAGGTGTCCCCGACCAGTAGGTATCATCTGCTGGCCGAGGGACGTAGAACGGTGGGCGGGTGACTGTGGCCATTTAGTGAAGCTTTTGGAGGACGATGTTGGAAGATCCAGAATTGCTTGTGCCAATGTTGGTTGCTTGTGGGTTGTAGGATGTAACTGCGATGTTGAAGCAGCTGTCGCAGAGCATTGGGTCGAGTTCGCGATCAGGAATCATCAGGATTGAGCGAAGTTGGAACCACTCCGCGAACTCACGATTGTGAGGGACGTACGGATTGAAGCAATGACGACAGATGGGGCGGCGGGCGGCAATGGCAGCGAGGATGGCTTTGGCCTTGAGCGTGGCCATATCACTAGCTTCGCCAGTTTGGAGAACATCCTTAGCCATTCTCCAAAGCTTCCATTGCTCACGGAGTCTACGGAACCAACGCATTAGACTGTCTCGTAAATGACATGGGTGCCAATTGCGCCTGGAGTGCCACCAGTGAAGGCAGAGAGGGAGGCCTCGCCACCTGAGGCAGTGTTTCCAATTGCGTTGAAGCATTCTTCAAGACGGTTAGCACGCCAGAAGTAGACGCCACCAAAGGCATTCAATGAACAATTCTGGAGGTGATTGGCAGCATCACGTTGGGGGAAGGTGGTGGCCCAGTTGGATCCTACGCCTACAGCTGAGGCCAGGGCGGCGGTGGCGAAATTGCCTGGAGCGTCAGTGCCGCCAGTCTGTTGCGATTGGGCACCGGTACCGACGGTTGAGTCACGAGAGAATAGCATAAACGTCGGCGATGACGAGGATGCTGCTTGACCTGAGATAGAGATTTCCCAGAAGTAGGTGATTTGGGTAGCGGATGAGCCTTTCCAGAATCCAGCGGCTTGACCGGCAGTGAAGGCAACGGTGTCCGCTACCGCTGTCGGGGTAAAGGTAGTTTGGGCAGAGATTCTGCGAGCCATTTGGGTGTTCCTTTCAAGTTAAAAATTAAGTCGCTTCTGATGCCAACAAGTCTCTGGGCTACATGTGTGGCCGAGCTTTAATATCAAAGAACATCGGTCACAGATGTCGTGGTCGCAGCTGCGACAATAGCCACGGCTACGGGATCGATCAGGGTTTAGGATAATCATGTACTGGCACTTTGAACACATCATCGTTGCGGACTTAAAGACGGTACCTCCCGGGACCGCCAAGCGAGAGCCAACAGAATGGGCTTGCTCCGCGGAGATGCCAGGGCTGTTGCGGTGGTCGACTTCAACGTAGCCTTCAAGATCGCGTTTACGGATCATCCGTTAATCCCTAAGAAAGCGTTGAACTCTGCGGAGATGGCGGAGTCAATGTGGGCGTCGGTTACAAGCAGGGCTTGCGCTGCGGTATTGGCACCAGTGAGGGGGATTGTGCCGGCCACGGTTGCGTCAGCGATGACACTGGGATCGGTAGAGGCCAAGACAGAGAATAGTGTTACCCAATTGGTTAGTTGCGTTGTAGATTGAAGAATTTGTACGACGAAGTTCTGGCGTTGACGATGAAGGGCGGACCAAGCTTCGTTGGAGATCGCTACGCAAGTGGATGCCAAAGAAGCTTGGATCCTGTGTTGGAAGACACTGTCTTGGGATAGAAGGTACATATCGTTGCGAGTAGCTGCCATTGAGGTTTCCTATATCTGAATGAGTTTTTGATCTTGGCCTAAGAGGGTATCACCGCCAGCGGCCGCCACGAAATCAAAGCCAGCAGCATTGCTAATATCAGAAATAGTAAGATTGCCGGTGAGAGTTACGGTTGATGCACCTGCGGCGTGACCTCCCATATTGCTATCGCCGGCCGTGGTGCTATCAAGATAGTCCTGGGTGCCATTTGTGATTGTGGAAGTAAAAGCTGTGCCATCATCATTCCACATTCCAGCGACAAGATTACCAGTGGCACTTGTGATAGCGAGGCTATTGGTTGCAGCGTTAGCGGAGTTGGCAGTACCATGGGCAACACTACCAACGCCTGTGGCGGAGATTGCATACATGCTGCATGAACGGCCGCCGGTCCAACTGGCGGATATTTGTTGATTACCAGTACGAGTTGGAGTTTGGAGGAAGTACCAAATGATTGAACTTGTGCCGCCGAGGGCGGTGTCGTTGCCGGTGGCGCCAGTGATGGCAGTCATAGCTTGATTGGAACCACCAGAACCGGTGTCGTAGGTGACGGTGATAGAGGTAGGCAGACCTGCAGTGCCGCCGAATGCAAGCCCTACGGCAATGCTCGATGAAGCAGCAATGGTGATTGGAGATGCAACGAGGCTGGTATTAGTGGTTACACTATTACCTGTGTTAGCGTTGCCTTTTGCATCGAATGTTACAGCCATCTTATACCTTTACGAGAATACTGCACCGGTATTCAAAAGAATATTACGACTTTCTTGATATCCTGCTCCGATCGGTGAATTAGACAATACGCCATAAGCTGGCGGTGAATTTCCAGCGACCATGTTAGTGAAGTCTGCATAATTATCATGAAAATTAGCGCCGGTGAGTGACCCTGTCGTTTGATTGATCCGATAAAGCAAACCGGCAGATACATTCCCTGGAGCATTGTTCGATGCAACGTTATAGGCGACCTCTGGATTAGTCATCGTTGCCCCAGCATCATTTTGCGTTTCGAGATCGATTGCACTACTATAAGAATTCGTAGCTATACGTTGAAAGCAAGTATTAAACTTTATCTGTATGTCATTGGCTGTCCCAGCCCCAGCAAATTGAATCATGTCTGCATGAGCAGTACTGAAGTAACCTTGTGTATCGAATAAATTATAAAATATATGTGTGTTGAGTGTAGGAAAATCTAACATATCGCCTTGAGCATCATGAATCCAGTTGTACTTCCAGACTGTGTAACCTCCTGTCATGAAGGCTAATGCCAAGAAACTTGTTTCACCAGAATTGCCTAAACCATCCATTTCGCAATAGATAATGGTTGTCGGTGCGGCAGGGGTTCCGGAACCGATTGATAATGAACGATTGATAAGTCTGCTATTTGATATCGTCAGGCCTACGAAGCCATTGGTGACAATATTGTACCAAGTGCCACCAAAGCCGAAGTCATAACCATCAAGCGTTACATTATCCCGTTGAATAATGACGGAGGTTGGATTTGTGCCGGAAAGGATCGCTATTGATGCGTCGATCGTTGTTGGGTTTTTCAACACAACACCAGTATTTATGCCAACACGATAGTCAACACCCGGAACATGCCATGGTGGTCGGACGGCATAAGAGGAACCGTTGAGACCAGTGAACATGGTTGGATATTGTGCAGCTCCGGATGGTGCAGCGCCGCGTCCATCAAGTGCGCTCCAAAAATCGATTGGTAAGATGGTTGTGAGTAGGCCGCCCATTCGCATTGCTATACCAAGATGAAGCTGAGGCTGCCACCGATCGGCACGCCAGCAGAGAGGTTGATTAAGAGGGAGTCACCGATGGCTGTTTGGAACCAGCCTCCAGAGTTGAATGGAAGGACCGCGCCACCATTGGCGATACAGTAGGCAGGGCCAGAGATGTCGATGGAGCCGGTGGAGCTTTGGAACTTGACGTTACAGGCGGCGGAACAGACGAAGTAGAAGGAGAGAACAACGATCTTACGGCCGGCGACGCCGAAGACAAGAGTGCCTGAGGCCGAGACCTCGATGGGGGTGTAGAGGATGCCGCCCGGGACTTCTGTTCGGTAGATGTCAGCCAAAGTGTTGTTTCCTCAAAGATTGGATAGAGTCTTCGATTTGCTGATGCCGAGCTTCAGAGGAGGCGACCTCCACTTTGAGGGTGTCCAAGCGGATTTGTTGATCAGCGATCTTGGCGTCGAGGTCTTTAGATTGCTGAGCTTTGCCGAAGATAGATTCTTCATAGTCACGGAGGTTCTTGACGTGGACTAAAGAGAGTCCAGCTTTGGCATCATTGAGTTGAGATTTGATATCGGTCAGGGCCGTTGCGGTTTGGTCATATTCGGCCTCGGCTTTATCGGTAGCATCTTCGAGGGGGCCCAGTTCCTCAAGGAGCTTCTCGGCTGCCGTTAGATGTTCGATGGCATCACGGAGTATGGTCATGATATTGGCTGCCTTTCTAGAATTGGGAGAACCAAATGGTGGTGGCAACGGTTGCTATTGGAATGACACAGAGGGTAGCACCAGCAGGGACCTGCATTTGGGCCACGCCAACATTGTAGGTCGCTGGGGCTGTGGAGGTGACGTTTTGGGTAGTGACGAGAGTTGTGGGTGTGGTACAGGTAGAGCCTGTGCCGTAGATGAGGCTGAAGGTACCTGTGGCAGCGGTGTTGGTGATTTGGTAGCCACAGATAAAGATGGATTGACCGACTACACCAGCGACGACTTGGGTCGCTGAGGAAGGGCCTACAGCAACGTTCGCGACCTTGTTGCAGAGGATTTGGGCCGAAGGACCGACGGTGTTTTCTGCTTGTGCTACACTGGTGAACGCAAGCAAGAGGAAGAATGCAATGCTGAGCTTACGCATCATCGTAGCCTCTGCCACTTAGTCGTGCCTATGGTATATACCCATTCTATAGAAGTACCTGACGTGACCGTTTGGGCGCTGAAGGCAGCTTGGAGGGTTTGTCCTGTAGCTGGAGTCACGGTCACTAGCGTTGTCAAGGTTGTGTCTGTGGCTATCTGGAGAATTTGACCGTCGTATGGGGATACAGGGGTGGTAATGGTCCAAGTGGTTGGAGCGGTGCCGATCCAGAATAGAGTGCTGTCTGAAGGCACCATCTGGTAGGTTTGAGCACCAGCACCAGAGAAGGTCTTCATCGCCGTTGCGTTTCGGAGTTCACCGACAGGGATGAAAATGGATGGGCCACCTGGACCACCTGTGGCACCAACGACGACTTCGTTACCTGTAAGGGTTGTGGAGATTAACTGTTGGGCCAGAGCGAGGCCGGCGAAGGCAAGGGCCACAAGGGCCCCCACCAGAAGTGTTCGGAATTTGGTCATCGAGGTGCCCTCAATTCGCGACGTTGATCCCGGCGGGATAGCCGCCAAGAGTTGAGTTGGCGATGCCTGTATAAGGTAGATCGTGCCGATCAAGGACGATATAGGAGGACACGTTTCCTGCTGTGGTGGTCGCACCTGCAACGACGTAGCCCATTTGCAGATAGCGGGGGATGGCGATGCCGTCGGGAGGACGTGGCATATCCATGTCATAGAGCCGAGCGCCTTGAACAAGAGTGGCCAGGGCGTAGACTGGAGAGAGCCACCAATCAGAGAAGGCAGCGGGTGCACCAGAACCGGTGTCGACTGCGCCCTGAAGCTTGACTTGGAGGGTAGCTGCACCACCTGAAGTGACAGTAGTGGAGATCTGGACCAAGAGCTTTAGGGCTGGATCGTCACCGATGCCAATGTCTCGAGCACCACCGCCTTGAGCAGCAGTAGGGATGGCTGCGCCAGACGGGTTGGAGGTGGTTTGGAGACCGAGGCCGAGATCGATGATGTTGGTGCTGAGGAAGGTCTGAACCGTACCCGCGATCGACTGGCCAAAGGAGAATTGAAGAAAGCCATCGAGAATCATTTCATGTTCCTTTCAAGTAACTTGAGCTTCGTTCGAGAGGACTGCGTCCACGGTGCGGATGGGGATGCCACGGAATGTGGTGATGGGTTTGCCGTTGAATTCCTCAATACGGAGGAGGACGTTGGTTTTGTTCATCGCCTGGAGGTCGAGGTAGGTGCGGATGATGCGGTTACAGTAGATGACGGTACGGCCCATATCAGCGCGGACGGCGGGAGTGTCGCTCGTCTGAATAGTTGTTGCACTAACAGGAGCGGTAGGGAGGCGATAGAGGGCGCGGACGAGGAGGTTGATCAAGTTCGCCGCGGAGACGCCGGTGAGTTGGGTGACGTCAATGTTACAGATCCGCGCCATGTAGCGCCAGTCCCGCTGGGCAAAACCGATTTCCCACTTGAAGTGTTCGCGGTAGGCTTGATAGGTGTTGCCTACGGAATCGGCCACGGGCCACTCACCCATATCCCGCTGCTGGAGGCCGGCGAGTTTGCCTTTGGGAAAAATGGCGTGGTTGGTGTCGGTACCCCAGGTCAACACCCACATTGAGGTATTGGTGGAGGCGGTGCCACCGCCGTCGAGGACGTTGTTAGCGGTTTGGGAATTCGCGACGGTTTTGGTGGAGTAGCGTGGAGCCCATCCAGTAAAGCGTTCGGGGTTGGCGAACTGGTTGCCATAGACCATAGTGGCGGCGACCTGTTGGGACATGCCCTCCAGGAAGGCACGGGATTCACTCAGTCTAAAGTCAGGAGTGTTGCCATTCAGGTCAGCGATATCTTTGTCGATGACGGAGTAGGTTTCGAGGTTACCACAGGCTTCGACGAGTTGAGCAGTGGTGGATTTGGCGTTGGGGACACCGGTATTGAGCTGGCGCCATGTGGCTTGAGGGAGGCCGGTACGGACAGTAGTTTTATGACCGGTCGGGAGGTTGCCTTCGACGACCATCATGTCGTCGAGCATTTCGTTTGTTTGAGACAAGAGTTCGATGATGGATGCAACTTTGTAGCCGTCATCCATGCGCTTCGCCCAGTCCGCGTAGGTAAGTGCGGTGGTGCCGAGTACTGCCATGGTGGAGGATCCTTAGTGAGGGTTAAGATTCATTCTCATCCTCTGTTCCTCTGGGCGCTGCCGTTCTACCGCTCTGCGGTGGACGGAGGATTCATTATCCCCGGTTGGGGATTAGGTGACTATAGATGGCTTCGGCTACCGAGGGCCGGACTGGAGAGCCTGGGGCTTTGTTGGCTTCAGGGGAAGTGCCTCCCGGCTTTAGCGAGCCGCCTTCTACGAAAGGTTTGAACATGATCGAGAGGGCTTCCACAACGTCTGGGTTGGAGCCAGCTCCGGTTAGGTCTAGGGCACCGCGGAAGGCACGGGCGAGAGATGGAGGTAGGGCCGAATCGATGGCTTTGGAGATGTCCGTGCGGACGGCTTCGGATTTGGAACCGAATCGGTCGGTGATGTCTGACATCCATTCCTTTTGGAGATTGGCCCAAGCGCGGTAGGGGGCTTCGGTGGCTTCACGACCAACTTTGCTGTAAGTGTCGATTAGTTTCTGGGCTTGATCTTGAGTTAGATTGAGTTCTTTGAAGGTTGCAGTGGCTTCAGTGAGGGCTTCGGGGTCGAACTTGAAACCTTCCGGGACTTTGAAATCAGTATACTTCTCTGGAGCGCTTTCGGCATCAGGCTTCTTGTCTTCGGGTTTTGGCTCTTCCTTCGGCGCCTCAGGTGACTTCTGAGTGAGAAAGGATTGGCCGTCAAGTTTCTTCTCTGTCGTAGGGGTCGTAGTCTCCTCCGCCGGAGACTGATCCTTCAGGGTCCCGTCCGGCGTCCGAGTCTCCGAACTGTTCGGTAGAGGGGCTTCGGTTGTCACTGTCACGTCGCTCATTTGCTAATTCCTTGTGGCTGGCTTCCTGCATCATTAGGATGTATTCGGTTGGGCAATTTACGATTACATCAGCAAACAACTGCAATCCAATGTTCTGACTGCCACAGTTGAACGCTGTGATATCCACAGCACCTCGAACAAATGGAGTGTGGAAGACGTTGCAACGGGCCAGGAGGGAATGGATCCAAGTCCGCCCAAGAGCTTCGGACATGATGCGGCGGGTGTATTCGATACGGGAGAGTTCGGCATGCTTGGCGGCCTTTTCTGCTTTGCGAACATCTTTGCGGTTGGAGGCATCATAGGTCATCCCCCGGCAACCATTCGTTGGACTAGGTTCTGCCCACCGCCTACGTCGATTTGGGAAGCGTTGGCGCCAGCTTTGGTCATGGCTTCCATCTGCTGGGCTTGCTGTTCAGCTTGCTGTTGCTGTTGTCGGGCTTGACGGATGGCGGTTAGTTGGGCTGGGGAGCGGATTATACGTGGGGAGTTGTTCAGCAGGCTGCTATAGATGTCGAGAGCCATATCGAAGTCAAGGTTGTCGGTTGCGGCAGGATCGATTCCAGCGACTTGCCCAGCGATCTGGAACATGCGTTCGATAGAGCCAGCTTGCGCTGCGTTTTGGGAGATCTCTAAGAGTGAGGAGAATTTAACCTCAATGTTCTTCCCCGCAACTTCTGGGGGTGGTGGTGGAAGGATATTAGCACGGAGCATGATGCCCCAAACCCGATCTATGATGGGGGTGAAGACTTCGTTGTAGAGACGCTGGAAGACTGGACCAAGCATGATTAGAGATTCGGCCTTGCGCATGTCCCACTCAACTGCGGTGATGTTTGAGCGTGTTTCGAATTGCGAAGCGACATTGAAGAGGTTGTTGAAGAAGGTATCGCGAATGCGTTTGCGGACCTCTTCTAGATCGGCAGTGATGGAGGCGATGTCTGGTTTCCAATTGCCGTAGGCGGGTTTCATTCCGTCGTTGCCGGTGGACATCATGCCTTGCAAAAATGTAATTCCACCCGGCAACAATGATGCTGGTTGGTTCTTTAGTTGAACGTCAGCGACCAGAGGTGGGTTGATGCCCTTGTCTATGCCTTGGGCTTTGCGCCGGGTTTCTTGCTGGAGTTGTTTGATGTCAGGTAGAGCGTCCATACCAACGCTACGACCATAAGGGTCGTTTCCCACCAAATCCCAGCGTCCAATGATAGCAGCACGCTCATTAAAACCGCGCTTGCGAAGGAAACCGCGAGAGCTTGTACCGCTTTGCGGATTGGTAGCTCCTCCCCATTCCCAGTAGGTTTCGCGGTATTTGAAGTGCTTGGGGATGCTGTATTTCTCGGGATCGGTGTTGGGTTCAATAGCATGGGCGATGATGACCTCTCGGGTTAGCCCCGCTCCGTCCCGACGATCGTAGAATTGTTGGATCATGGAGGAGCAGTTCTCCCACCCGAACTCGTCAACGGTTTGGGAGATGGTGTAGGTGAATTCACGGTAGAAGATGACAGGGCGGTACTTGCCGTCGATGTCGACGTAGTATTCGCCGAAGCAGGGGTTGATGCAGTTGATGACGTTGTCGAAGTCTTCGTAGATGAGAAGGACGGCGGTGCCGAAGACAACGAGGTCGAACATGAAGACCGCCATCGCGGTGTAGAAGTTGGATTCCGCGAAGATTAGGTACATGAGGCGTTCGCACTCAGCGAGCCACAAGCTGACTGGGGAGGTTTGAGTAGAGTCGATACGATTGACCTCAAGGCCTACCCATTTACGAGTTGGGGAACAGGTTCCAGAGAACATGCCTGCCGCAAGGTTACGGGCAGCGAGGGTTCCGGTACTATCGAGGATGTGTTGATTGATAGGGGAGCCACGGTTCATCTGATTCGGTGTGATGAGCCATTTGTAACGTCGGGGGAGGATGTAGTCGGCAAGTTCGCGGCAGTGGGTCCACCAGCTATATCTATTATTCCTTAATCCAAGCAATCTCCCCTGTTGGAAGGAGCGCAAACGCTGATCTTGCTCGGAGGCGAGGTCGGTGTTACGGGAGAATTGACGCCAGTCGGTGAGGGCGTTCATCAGGCATAGCTCCATTTCAGATGATTACGTCCATAGACCAGCCAGAGTGCGAGGTTCATTGGAAGGAAGCCCCATTGTTCTGAGACTAGGATCCATATCAGCCATAGTAGTTGGTTGCCCAGACCTACTAGCCACGCGTTGGGATGTTTGTTGCCTGCAAGTAGGTTCATCCAAATGGTGATTGTTGAAAGGAGCCAAGGCATGTAATCACTGATGTAGTTCATCCAGTGTAGCTCCTCAACTGGTTGCAGGGAGGCAAAGCAACCGTTACCAATGCCTCCCAACCAGTAGTGAAGTGCGAAGTGGTTGCGCTTTGTTCGCAGTGGTGTGGCGCTCGGTTGGGTTGCTGGATGGGGGTCATCCGCAAAGCTCCTGCTTCTTTTCTATTTCAACAAGCTCGCGAATGCGCTGGAGGATGTTAATCACGGAAGTTGGATGGCCTTCGACCTTACCACCGGCTGTATGCGTGATGGCTACAATGGTACTACGAACATTACAAAGCCAACGATAGTGCTCAGCTGATACCCTTATTGCGAGCATCCTTCCATCATTGATCTTGTCAAGATTCTCGATCATCAAGTTATAATCGAAGAATGGATCAGTCATTTCAGTACCTG